TTTTGTTTTCCAACGGCGCATGGTAAAATCTGGAACATAAGACATAAATATGCACAAAAGAAAGGGGAAAACAAAATGGATTTTGAGCAAAGAAGCGGTAAAGAAGTTGAAACGACCATCATCGACGGAATGCCTGCCAGCATCCTGACCGGCACCGACCGCACCCCTGCACCCTGGGAGGAATAAGTTATGAAAAATCTGTCACACTTTCGCACCCATGCCCGTGCCCTGCTGGCCTGCTATTTGGATATGACCCCGGAGCAGCAGCGCCTTGCTCGCGCTTACATTCAAGATAAGGCCCTGCCGGAGGTGCAAGCCCTGCGTAACGCAGCCGGTACGCCCGGCGGGGCGCTGGCTGCTGATCTGTTGCAAAATTTGCAACAGCCTTGCAACCGCGAATAGCAACGTGCATTTTTTGCACATTGCTCGTGCAAAACGCGCGTTTTCCGCGAATAAGCTGAAATGTCAGCGTAAATCCACATTTTTCAGCGTATTTTTCCGCTGAAAGAAGGGAACGAATAGGGATTGACGACAACAACCAGCGGTTTTATAATATGGTTGTAAACAGGTTTACAGGCCAAGCAACTGAGACTTCTTTGCGTTGTACTCCGCTTCCGTGATGGCGCCCATATCCAGTAGCTGCTTAAACTTCAAAAGCTCATCAGCGGCGCTGGGGGCAGCCGGAGCGGCAGCCTGCGGCTTCTCCTGGCTGACTTTGCAGCTCTTGAGAAACGCAGTCATTCCACCGGGATAAACCGTTGTCGGCAAGTTGCTTTCGCCCAGTGGAAGCGCAAAGTGGATAGACACGCTCTCTTTACTGCGGCCCTTGCGGGTCTCTGTTTTAGCGGTGGCAGCGCCCACGATCGCACCCACAGGCCCGGCAACGGCTGCACCAATCACGGCACGGCCAATACCACCCTTTGTCTCTGTCACCGTCAGATCGTCAGGCACGTCAGATTCATAACCGGCGACTTCATCAAAGCTGTAGATCATGCGAGGGCCTTTATCACCACTGCGGTGTCCAATGCAAAACATCCGGTTGGGTTTGTCAATCGACACAAAGAGTGCGTCACCATCATAAATGGAATCGGTTTCTTCGAACGCCTTCCGACGCTGTTCCAGTGTAGCCCAGTAGTCCGCAAGGGCAGCTGTCGGTTGCTTTGCTGCCCGGATGCCCAATTTTGAAAAGAAAAAGTTGCTGCAGCTGGCGCAAATCAAGCCGTCAACGCTTTTCTCACGGTTCAGCAGACCCAGCTTGCCGCCGCAGACCGGACAGGTATTTGCCATGATTACACCTCATCTTTTGATTTTATAAAATTCTGCATTTTGTCAAAACGTAAAACCACACAACCCATCATTGAATTTGTAATTCGTTCATCCGAAAAAGAATCTTTCCACTTTTGAATAGAGTTTGCTTTTCCCTTTTGAGTTTTCAAAGTCAGGAGTTTTTCCAGCTGCTTGATATAAGAATTTTCGACAACAACCTCAAAAAGGTCAACGAGAGAAAATTTCATCATGTTATAAAGCTCAGTAGGGCTAAAATCAAATTTGAACCCCATCCTCTCATACTTCTTGAGCTCATCGAGCGTATCAAGAATCATATCATATCTTGAAAATAGAATATCGATATCTGAAGTTCTCTCTATCACTAGAAAAGAGTCCAAAACCTTCCGTATCCGTTCCGGTATTGTTTCTTCCGGGAAATCCACAAATTCCTCCCCGGTGTCAGGGTCGATTAAAACAACGGGCTCTGGTGATTTGCTCCACTTAGCGTTCGGGCGCACAAAATGCAACGACTCTTGGACTTCGGGATCATCTTTTTTCTTGAAGACCGCATTGATAACCCGCGTGATATTTTTTCGAAATCCAACATTCCATATCACGGGAACCACCTCACACATATTAAATTTTACATCACATAGGAGGCATCAGAATGAACACCACAGACCGACAAGGCTACATTGACGCAATTATCAAACTGCTGGAAAAGGCAGACCTGCGCAAGCTGCGCCTGGTCTGGGTTTACGCCAGCAGGCTGATTAAATAAATCAAGGTAGCAAAAGAAGGGGAACCCTTACGGGTTTCCCTCTTTTTTTTGCAGCTTTCTCGCCATCCGCTCAAGAAATTTCCAGTCTTCGGGCTCCAGATCGGCCAGAACTTCCACAAACTGCCGTTTGAAGCTGTCTTCTTCGTTCGCCGTAATGTCAGCGAGAAAAGCAGCCAGCTTCTCCGACTGGGTTATCTGGTTGAACATCTCTCCTTCGCCTGTCCGCAGCCACGTCTCGTTGACGTTAAACTCACGGCAGATGTCGGAGATCGTTCGGTCGCTGGGAACCTTCCGGCCTGAACAAAGCTCAGAAACGAAGGGCTGAGAAACACCAAGACGGTTGGCAAAGTCAACCTTCTTGATATTAAGCGCTGCAATGATTTGCTCGATTCGAGTGTTCATTAGCGACGCCTCCTTGCACCTTTATTATACAGCAAGCACAAAGCCGTGTCAATAGAAAAAATTAGCTGAGCGAAGAAAAAAGTGTTGACATGATAGCCCAGCTATGCTATAATATAGCCAAGCTAAGAAGCACAAGCAAACAGGAGGACAAAAACATGAACGCACTTTCTATTAACATCCCGGAAAACTTCGTCGCAGATTGCAATAACACCCTCAAGCGGTACAACGCCGCCCAGACCGACGCCGAGCGCCGTGCGGTGCTTGACCGCCAGACGGTGCAGGGCCTGTGGTGGGCAATCAAGTTCGTCTGCCAGCTCCAGACCGCTTGCATGAGCGAGAAGGAGTTGAAGCACGCGATCCGTCTCACCCACTTCCGTGGCACTGTGTGCCCGGCATTCAACGCCTGATAAGGAGGACAAAAATTATGAAACGCTATAAGGTGTACGTCTACAACACGGTTGATAAGTTCTGGGACTGCTACGAGGTCCTTGCCGAGGACCCGGTGGATGCCCGGAACGTGGCAGTGCAGCGGTTGATCGACGAGACCGGGCACGGTCTGGACATCTACGAAGTGACCGACGTGTGCGAAGTCAAAGAGTAAGGGAGGACTAAGGGATGATGGACGTTTACGAGATCGCAGCTCGGGCCAGGCGCACCCGGGAAGTAGCTGATGTGGACAGCGTTAGTTATGTTGTGCCCACAAGGGGTTACAACTGGTTCCGCTGGAAGGGATGCCGCCGGTCTGGCCAGTGGATTCACGGCGCGCAAGCCGAGACGCATTGCGATGCACTGCAAGTCTACGCCAATGGCGCATGGCACCCGGTCGTTTCTTTTGCTTACGGTTATATGGGCCCGGCGGCTGACTACACCGTGGCCGGCGTGAAGATGTTTAAGGAGGTCTGAACGATGAAAATTTTCAAACAGGATGCACGCACAGGTGTTTCGTGCGGGGTGAATAACTTTGGTGAAGTGTTTTGCGGGAACGATCGTTCGGGTTATACCCTGCCGGACACACCGGAGAATCGGGAGTATGTTCTGGCCGATTTTGATTTCTGGACACAACCCGCCTGATGATGGCCCCCGGCAAGGGCCGAAACCACCCGGCAGCCAGCCGGGCAAGGTCGTGGGTGCCAACCACAGAAGGAGTTGATTTTATGGCAAAGACAAAGAAGAACCGCACCGATCTGGCAGCAGAGCGGTACAGCATCCCCATCGACGGGGCTCACGCTGCGGACGCGCTGGTAAACGAGCTGTTTGACTCGCTGGATCCGCGCGACAAGCAGACCTTGCTCTGGATGGGCATGGGAATGGCTGCGGTGCGCAAGAACGACCGCCAGACCGAGAACAACGGCGTGGCGTAAGCAATATATTTTGGAGGTTACTATTATGAAAAAGCTGCATGTAAAAGCTACGTTTATTGAGCCGGTGCTTGGCACCTGGCCCGCAAACCCCAATGTTGCCCGGGAGTTCATCGCTAGCAAGAGCCCGGATGCTGCCACCATCGAGGATGAAGTGGCGGCTCTTGGCCCTGATGCGGTAGCTGACAAGGGCATGACCGTTTTCCCGCGTGACCCGGACGGCAATCCGATCTTTTACGATTACCAGATCAAAGGCATGTTTAAGGATGCTTGCGGTATGCTTTCCCGCATCGGCGGCAAGACCGAGACTGGCAAGAAGAAGGCCGTGAACGAAAGCGGCAAGCTGACTGCTTACAAGAAGGTCATTGACGGGCTGATCTTCGTTCAGCCCCGCATGATTCCGATTCGGGTAAACGGAGAGATCGGCGAATGCCAGCGCCCGCTGCGTGCCCAGACCGCACAGGGCGAGCGCGTGAGCCTTGCCAACAGTGAGGAGATCCCGGCGGGCAGCACCTGCGAGTTTGACGTAATCCTCCTTGACGACAGCCAAGAAAAGGTTGTGCGTGAGTGGCTTGATTATGGCATCCTGCGCGGCATCGGCCAGTGGCGCAACAGTGGAAAGGGCCGCTTTACCTACACCGCTTATGAGGTGAAGGCCTGAGAGCAAGGGCATGGCATTGACGGCCCTGATTCGCGGAGGCGGTGCGATGCACGGCTTGGCAATGGCAAGGCTGAGTTCGATTGGCCGTGCGACGGCTTTGCGTCGCGATGCTCAGCAAAGGCGGTGCAGCTCGAGGCGTGGCAAAGGCTATGAGGTGAACTGCTGTGCAGTGGCAGCGTGCTGCGACCTACCGCATCGCAGCGGCACTGAGAAGCACAGACAGGCAAGGCGAGGTAGAGCGACGTTTTGCGAAGCAAAGGCAAAGCGCTGCAGGGCTTGGCTTGGCGAAGGCATTGAGTTGAGACGAGAAGCAAAGGCGAAGCGTTGACTAGCTCGGCAATGGAATGGCGAAGCGAAGAAATGCGAAGGAATAGCGAGGCCAGGAGCTGCAACGGCACAGCAAAGAGAAGACATTTTATTAAACATTTTATTAAAAGGAGAAACGAGCATGAAAAAAATTATTGTTGGTGTAGCGTCCGTATTGGCAAGCGCTTTGCTGATGGCCGGATGCAATAAGCAGGTTATTGACCTGACCTATGAATACAGCTGGGCACAGCTGAAAATGCCCGACGGAACGATTGTCGAGGGCAATATCGAAAGCTGGTGCGACTATGAAGGCGACCAGCTTCAGGTTGTGATTGACGGTGTGACCTATCTGGTTCATTCGTCCAACATTGTTATGTGTCATTGATGCAAGGAGGATCTTTATGAAAACCACGATGCGCGATAAGGTTTGCCAGCTGATTGGCAAGTATCAGTTCTTGGAAGAGGACTTCCGTTCAAAGTCGTTTTTCAAGTCCGGACCGTTTTGCGGCCCGTATGGCCAGTCGGAGGAAGCTATAAAAGCGAAGATGTGTGGCCAGTTCTTGGCCGACCTGAAGAAGCTGCTGGAAGAGGACGAAGCTGCAGCAGCCCAGCAAGACCCCCGCAAGACCGCCTCGGCTGGCAAGTGGTGCGCGGAATCAGCGGCACAGGCAGCTGAGAGAGCCGCAAAGGAGGCGCGGAACAATGGGTGAAGCACTGGCAATCATCATCGCGTTTGCCGCCCTTCTGGGCATCTCGTGGGGAGTTACCTGCGCCGCCGTGTGGGCCATCTGCGCATTGATGCACTGGACGTTCACCTGGGCCACCGGAACGGCGGCGTGGATCGCGCTTTGGCTCATTGGCAGCTTTGGCAGCTCTAAGAAGTGAGGCGCTGACCATGCCTGCACAGAAGAAGCACTACAACAAGCGCTGGCTTGAACAGCGCTGGGATGCAAGGTAGCCGGAACGATTGGAGCACATCCAGCTGAAACGGCAGCTGAGAAAAAAGGAGGGGTGCGGCAGTGAAGCCGAGCATGGGAATTGCAGAGTGCTGCCAGATCATGCGTGATAACAACATCTCTGTGAGCGAGCCGATCTTTACCGGTATGATTCAGGCTGGCAGCTTCCCGGCATGGGCGGTGCCGTCTATTGACACCAAGAGCGCCGCCCCGCTGATCTCACGCGCCGGATTTATGGCGTGGATGAAGGATTTCTACAAACTTGAGAAGATCTACACAAAGGAGGACCCGAAAGAATGAAACTCAAATCCACTACTTACTACTGGCTGGCTGTCATTTTTGGCGGCGTTGGAATGGGTGCAGCTATGGGCGCAGAGGGTACCGCGCAGACCACCGGATACATCTCCGGCACGCTGTTTGCGGTGTCGCTGGTGCTGATTTTGGCCGCTGTTCTGCTGGCTCGTCTGGGCTTTGCCGCAGAGGACAGGGAGAGAGCCGCAAAGCGGCGCAAGTACGGCAAGATCAGCCGCACCCACGCCCGCAACCCGGAGTATCCGGAGAATCAGGAGCGTGGGGCATGATGACGGCTAAAGAGTACGTTGAGGGCAAAGTCAAATCCTACACGCGGCTTGCCGAACGCTGCAAGCGAGAAGCCGAAGCCTCAGACGACATTGTTGTCCGGGCCGGATACTCCGCACGAGCAAACGTCTGGGAGATGTGCGCCGAAGAAATGGACAACGTGCGGGAGATGCTGCAAGAGGAGTCCGGGGAGATCACGTATGCCTGACACTGTCCGCCATGTCATGTGGTACACCGTGTACGATGCTAAGACCGGAGACCTGATCGCCAGCGGTACGTCTGAGATGTGTGCCAGACGGCTGGGTTACAAAAGCGCAAACAGCTTTGCGTCTGCGAGCAGCCACGGCCGCAGCGGCAGGCATCCGGCTCGCAAGTACATTTTTGAGAAAGAGCGTATCCGACGTGATGAGGTAGACAGTCTGCCGCCGATACGCCGCAAAAAAGAAGAGCCTGCCCGTGCGCCAACACGGACAAGCCCAAAGAGTGATGAGTCTCGCCGCCCATCACCACAAAAATAACATAAAACAGGAGGTTTTACAAGTGGCACTTTTGAGAATTTACGATGTGAAGCAAGAGCCGCCAGCGCTTGTTTCGCAACAGCAATTTCCGGTTGCTTCGGATGCAATTGTGATTGCCGATGAACTGGCAAAGAGAAAGCCTGAGCAGCTGTACAGGGTATTTGATGCCGATATGAACGTTGTGTATGCGAGGTGAATATTTATGCAAGAAGAATTAACCGTCCGGGTGGAGCACCCGGAACTGCCCGCGATCCGGTGGAATGAAGCTGAGGTGCAGCAGAACCTGACTGAGATGCTGGCCGCCTACACCGGCCGCGTCTACACCCCGGACACCATCAAGGATGCCAAGGCCGACCGCGCCGCCGTGAACAAGCTGGACAAGCAGCTCAGCGATGCCGCCCGCAGCGCCAAGGCTTTTTACATGAAGCCGTTGGAAGAGTTCTTGCAGAGTGCCAAGCAGATGCAGGGCCAGTGTAAGGCCGTCTCCGGTGCCATTGACCAGCAGGTCAAGGCGGTGGAAGAAGCCGAGAGGCAGAATAAGCAGGATGCGCTGCGGGCTGTCTATGCGGAATGCATCGGAGAACTGCGGGAGATTATCCCATTTGACCGCCTGCTGGTGTCGCAGTGGCTCAACAAGACCTATGATCTGGCAAAGGCCGGCCGGGAGCTGCGCAAGAGCGTGGAGACCCGGCGGGAGGAGCTGCGTCTGATCCGGGAGACCTGCGGAGAGGACGCAGAGGCTTGCACCACGGAGTATCTGCGTGAACTGAATCTGAACGCTGCCCTTGTGGAGCATAGCCGCCGCCAGAATGCCAGGGACGCACAGCGCCGCGCAGAAGCCGAGAGAATGGCCGCAGAGCGGGCGCATGCCACCGCTCCGGTCGTTATCCCTCCGACCGATGAAGAACGCCAGATCGCCACAGAAGCGGCTCAAACGGCGCAGGCCAATGCTGCCATCACGCCGGACGGCAGGTTGGACTTCAGCATGCTTCAGAAATTTGCAGAGCCTGCACAGCCGGAAGCCCCTGCCCGCAAGCAGTATCGTTTCTGGGTAGAGTTCACCCGCGAGGACATTGCATGGTTCAAGCAGGGAGCCGCAGAGCGCGGCTTCCGCTATGGTTCGATCAAATAATTTTGGAGGTAGTTACTTATGGCACTTACTCGTCCCGGCGCACCCGCGCCTACTTCGTCCGTTTCCAACGCACAGTCTCTGGCAAACCGTTCCGTTCAGAATGCCAACCGTGCAGGCAGCACTGCTATGCAGGCCGCATCTCCGTCCGTGCCGGTGGAGATCACCGCTGCCGATGGTCAGCACTTCACGGTCAGCTTCGGCGAGGTGCGCAGCTTTATCTGCCCGCAGGCAACCGACGCCGAATGCAAGATCTTTTTGGAGACCTGCAAGCAGTACCACCTGAACCCCTTCACAAAAGAAGCCTATCTCATCCACTACGACAACAAGAACGCCGACACTGCAAGCACCATTGTGCTGGGCAAGAACTGCTATCTGCAGATGGCCGAGCGTCACCCGGCCTACGATGGTTTTGAAGCTGGCGTGATCGTCCTGACCGCAGATGGCCAGCTGCTGAACCGTGAGGGATCTATCGTCTATGATGGAGACAGTGGCGAGACCCTTCTCGGCGGCTGGGCGAAGGTCTACCGCAAAGACCGCTCCCGTGCCAGCTACGAGGAAGTCAAGCTCAGCGAATACAACACCGGCAAATCTCTTTGGAACGGCAAAAAAGCCACCATGATCCGCAAGGTAGCGCTGGTGCACGCCCTTCGTGAAGCGTTCCCGTCTACCTTTGGCGCTCTGTACGATGAGAGTGAGGTGCGTGTGGATGCCGAAAGCGCCGCTCGTGAGGTGCCGCCTGAAGAACTGCCGGTGCTGGATCCTTACGCAGGTTCCCACCGTCACCGCAAGACGGCAGGCACCCTGATTCCTGCCCCGGATGCACCCTCTGCAGAGGAAAACGCCGATGATCCGTTTGGCGGTGATGATGCATGATCGTCCAGACCAAGAACGGCATCATGCTGCACGGCGAGATCGCCAAAGACCCGGTGCTCCGGGACGCCGGGCAGAAGCGGGTTCTGAAATTCGACCTGAAAGCCAGCCGCACACAGGATGAATCCGGCAAATGGCAAAGCTTCTTTGTAGGCGTAAACCTCTGGCACGGCATTGACCAGTGGGACGGCATGCTGCAGAAAGGCGATCAGGTCACTGTTTTTGCCCAGAAGCTGAAAGAGCGGGAGTACAACGGTAAGACCTACTACGATGTAGACGCGGATGATGTTCAGCCAGGTGGGCTGGTGACATTCCGTTGGCTGCAGCAGATGATCGACCTGATGGCGCAGCCCGGACCGCCGCTGGAACCTGCAGAACCGGCAGCAGAACCGGAAGGCCTGCAGGGCGCGCAGATGTACCCCGGCGAAACGCTTGCGGATTACGCACTGCACAGCACTGCCGCGCCAGAACCGGCTCCATCTACCGAGTATGACCCCATCAACGAAGATGCCGAAGACCTTCTGTTCTGATCTCGCAAGCTGTGCTATCTGGCTATACGGGCGTGCAAAGGAGGTGAAAGCAGTTGAAAGAGGAAGAGCAGAAAAGCATAGTCATTTACAAATCATGGAAAAAGCCGTTGCGGAAATTGTCTCTGGAGCAAAAAGGCAGGATTTTTGACGCGCTGCTTGATTTCCCCGATCCGCCGAATTTTGAGGACGACCAGAAGCTCGAAATGGCGTGGGATTTTATGTCCGAGGCGGTGGAATCAAATTCTAAAAAATGGAACGAAAAACGAGAAAAGAGAGCTGCCGCAGGGCGTAAAGGCGCAGAAGTTACAAACGGCAAGCGTCAGCAAAACGCGGCAAATCCGGCAAATGCCGACTTTGACGAGCAAAAACAGCAAAACGCGGCAAATCCGGCTGTATCTGTAAATGGTAATGTAAATGGTAATGGTAATGTAAATGGTAATGGTAATGTAAATGGTAATGGTATATCACCTAACGGTGGTGTATATAATAGCGCCGCACCCGCCGCCGTTGACGTAGAACTTTCCAAGATCGTCCAGCATTATCAGCAGGCCGTTGGGGACTTCCCGCGCTCTGCGCTGGACAAGCTGCAGAAGTGGAGGCAGGAGTACAGCACAGAGATGATCCTGCTGGCGATTGACAAGGCCACAGAAGCCGGGAAGCGCTCGTGGAGCTACATCAACGGCATATTGTCCGGCTGGAAACGGGACGGCCTGCGCACACCGGGAGACGTGGAAGCCAACGAACAAAGCCGACAAGCCAGGCCGCGAGGCAAGCAGCCAACCGAGACCGTAGACGACCAGCTTGCCCGGGTGCTGGCGAAGATGGACAGAGAAAGGGGTTTTGAGACATGACGCGGGAAGACGTGGCAAAGCTGATCCGCATGAATTTTGTGCTGTACAAGCTGGGTTCCAAGCCGCTGACCGATGAGGAGATGCAGACCACCATTGACGTGTGGGCGTACCAGTTCGGCGATTATGACGGCGATACCGTCAAACGGGCTTTTCTGGCAGCAAACCGAGTATGCGTTTATCCGGTCACGGTGGCCGACATCTTCAAGCAGCTTTCCCAGCGCCTGGACCCGTCCGCTGAATGGGAAGCTCTGGCTGTAGCGGCACGCAAGGCACAGACATTTTTGAGCTGGCGCAAGTTCCCGATGGTGACCGGCATTGACGAAAAGGGCGGGCTGCTGCGTAGTGACGGGCAGAAAGAACTGAAAGCCCTGTATGACCAACTCCCCCCGGCGGCAAAATCCTATGCCGGAAGCGTTGGAGGGCTTTCAGAGCTGGCTGAAATGCCGGACCTTACATACCGCCGTGCCGAGTTTTTGAAGCAGGCGCAGGCCGATATCACCACTGCCCCGCGTGAAGCTGCAAGGCTGCGGGCGAGCGAGCCGACAAAGAAGGAGATTGAAAAATGAGCGATAAAAGATTGATTGACGCGAACGCTTTGCACAAGCGCATTGAAATGAACCTTCGTGCAAGCAATCCGTTCACTATTGAAGAATGCTGCTATAAGGATGCACTGAACAGCGTGGACGAGGCTCCAACCATCGACCCGGAAACGCTGCGGCCGGTGGCACACTGGGAGGAAATTCCCAACTCCTATGTGAGCTGTGCAGGGAAAAACGCATGGTGTGTACCAGCAACCCGTTGCTCGAACCCGGAATGCGGAGAGGTAAACCCGTGTAGCCTCAAAACGCCGTTTTGTCCGATGTGCGGATCAAGAATGGAGGATGTGCCGTATGACGATGACGCTGTGTAAAGACTGCCCCGACCGGCACCCGATCTGCCACGACAGCTGCCCACGGTACGCCGAGTACAAGCGTCAGCTGAAAGCGCAGCGCATCTACACCAACGCGCACCACGCGGCGGAGCGGATCAGCCGCAACGACTTCGACAAAGAAGGATGGATGGGAGGAAGAAAACGGTGAAAGTTCTGATTGCCTGCGAGGAATCGCAGGAGGTGTGCAAGGCGTTTCGTTCCCGTGGGCATGAAGCCTACTCGTGCGACCTGATTGAGCCGTCCGGCGGGCATCCCGAGTGGCATATTCTCGGTGACTGCTTAAAGGCCATCGAGGGGGGCAATGAGTACGCAGATATGCTGTTTGAGTATGACCAGCAGCGCAGGGAAGCTGAAAAGCAGTGCGAGCAGCTGGCAATGGAAGGAATGATGAAAAAATGAAGGCTATCTTGCTGAGCATTCGGCCTGAGTGGTGCGACCTCATTGTGCGGGGCAAGAAAACCATTGAGGTACGCAAGACCCGCCCGAAGCTGGAAACACCGTTCAAGGCGTACATCTACTGCACAAAAGCTCCGCAGCAACTCATCACCATTTTCAAGGATGGCGAAGAAACGATGGACGGCGAAATCCATCATGGAAAGCCTGTGTTCGTAAAGTTCAATAAGCCGCTGCCGGACAGCATACGCGGTAATACCCAGATGGTTATTGGAGAGTTCATCTGTGATGACATCCGGCGCATCGGCCCTGAGTACTGCATCGTCAAAGAAGATATTGAAACAGCAATTGCTGGAAGTTGCCTCAGTATCAAGCAAGTGAAGGAATACGCCGGCTGGGGTATCGGTATGAAATATGCCGACATGAAAGACCTGTACAGCTGGCACATTTCTGACCTGAAAATTTATGACCGCCCGCGACCGTTGAGCAATTTCACAAGACGGCGAGTAATAAAATTTGGCTATGAGCCTGTAGATATTGAGCGACCGCCTCAAAGCTGGTGCTATGTGGAGGACAGCAGATGAAACTGACCCTCTACGGCGACCCGCGCACAAAGAAAAACTCTGCCCGCATTCTCCGCACACGCTCTGGGGCCCCATTCGTGGCCCCCAGCAAGGTTTATGTGGATTATGAGACGGACTGCCTGCGACAAATCAAAAGGCCGCGCAGCCCCATTTCTGCCCGTGTAAACGTGAGGTGCGTGTACTACATGAAGACCGCCCGCCGGGTCGATCTGGCAAACCTCATTGAGGCGACCACTGACATTCTGGTAAAAGCCCGCGTGCTGGAGGACGACAACAGCAAAATTGTTGCCGCCCACGATGGCAGCCGGGTGGAGCTTGACCGGGAGAATCCCCGGGTGGAAATCGAGATTGAAGAAATGGAGGAGTAAAATGCTTGATATGCTATTTGAAATTGCAAGCACGCTGTTCATGGCAACACTTGCAGGATTTTTCATCTGGTTTGTTCTTAGCGATGGCAACCCAATTGAATATTTCAAGCGGTGGCTCAACCGCAACAAACCTTGCCTTTGCGACCGGTGCGTTTTCTTAAATCAAAAATTTGGGGCGTCAGAATCCGGATATCACTATATCTGCCGGAGAAGTGACAAAGACGAAGGATACATAAATCCGCCCGAATATTGCAACGATTTTGAAGAAAGGAGCAACAATGACCCACACATGGACACCTGACACTGACACGCAGAAGCCGGATGGAACCGATTACCTCACCGTTAAGGCGTGGCTGAACCGCTACCGCGAAGCAGAGAAAAGATACTACTTGCTGTCTGACCGTCTGGCCGAAGCGCAGGAGGCCACCCGGCACATCACCCAGAGCCTCAGTGCGGTCCCCGGCGGCAGCAAAGATGGCCAGAGCCTTGCCCGGGCGGTGGAACGCGAGGAGGAAGCGGAGCGCCGCGCTTATGAGCAAAGAGCGGTCTGCGACAGGCTGTTTCTTGAGATCAAAAGCGCACTTGACCGGATCCAGAACGAAAAAGCATACACGGTGCTGTACAAGTACTATCTCGATTGCCTCACGTGGGACAGGGTCGCAAAAGATATGAATTACTCTTTGCGCATGGTCTATGTCTTGCGGCGCAAAGCAATGGAAGAGCTGAGCCTTTAAAAACATTGCACTGTCATTACATTGCGGTTTCACTATCGCATAGTGTAAAATTGTATCATCGGAAAAGCCAAAAGGCAAACCGATGCACGCAGCCTCCGAAACGTGTCCCTTCTTAGCATTTTCCTCCTTTTCTGTTTGCAGGTACTGGGCTTTGCTCTCTTCACGTTTCGCGGGCTGCTTCTATGCGATACACTGAAACAAAGGCAGCCTGCCACTCATGAGAGACAGGAGGCGGTTCGATTCCGCCGTATCGCACCATATGGCGCATGGACTAGACAACCCGCAAGGCCGCACGTGCAACCTCCCGTGCCAAGAAAAGGCCTTAGAATCCTTGCCAAGGTGTAGCTTTCCTGACAGGATGTGCGCCAACCAACAGCCCCGGCGGCGAACCGGAGCT